CTTCGGCCACGATGTTCCCGCTGTCGTCGCTGCCTACGGTCAGATTCGCCTGTCCGCTCTTGCCACGGTACACGGCACCTTCAGGAAGTTTACGGAGGCTGTCCGCAGGTATAGACAGCTTCACCGAACTCGCCGGTATACCCGCCATCACCAGTCCCGCCCGTCGGCTTCCGCTCGCGCTGTCGGTGCTTGCCGATTCCGTCTGTATCTTCTCCACCGTCGTGCTCTTCCTGCTGCTTGCGCAGCCCGCCAAGCACAGGACAGTCATCATGATGGCGGCAACTGTTGGCAGTGTCAATGGCCTTGCGCAGTCGCGCCATTTCGCGCTTGTTGGCCTGCAGGTCTTTTCTTGTTGCATTCAGTTCTTCTTTTAAGGGTACCACAATATTGCTCACCAAAACGCGGGTGGCATGTTCTGCGTTATCCACACGCACACCCTCTGCGTCGGCTTCGGCTTTCATCGCTTCCGCTTTCGCTTTCCTCACCGTAGCACGCAGGGAACCGATGGCTGCTGCAGTGCCCACAAGGCCGCCGCTAAGAATAATGTTCATGATCTCGCTAAAGTCCATACCACCCGTTTTTTAGTCAGTCAACCTTTTATTCTGCTTCCTCGCGTTTCTTTCGGAATAGTCCGATAACCCATTGCACCAGTCCCGTGTCGGCTACCCCATTGGCTACAAGTGAGGCACCAAAACCATAGAGCAAGGCAATGTCCCAGCTCACATCACTCACAAATCCGGCATCAAGCCACCACAGTAGCATCGCGCACACCAAGCCCACACACCAGCTCACCAGCTGCGTCACCCAGCCTTTCATGTTGGGGAACAAACCTTTCAACCCTTCAGTAAGCACCACCACACCGCCGACGAAACCGGCAAAGGTGCCAATCATTGCGTCATAGTCCGTTGCCGGAACATCGGCCCCTTGGGCCATCACAGCCGATACTGTTCCCAGCATCAGCATCATAAACAGCATAATTCGTTTCATTGATTGCTTCTTTTATTATTGGTTAATACCTATTTCTTTCAGCCATTTCTGTACATCGAAACTGGGGCAGGCTTTGGCCGCCAGCTCGTTGTGTCCCACAATGCGCACATCCGGGAATCTGCGATGGAAGTCCTTCACATACTTCTCCAGTGCCTTTTTCTGGCAGCCGGTGCGGGTGTCCTTCGGGGTCTTGCCGTCCTTGGCCACACCGCCGGCATACACAATGTGGCGGCTCACGCTGTTGTACCCCTTGGCTCCGTTGGTCACTTCCCAGGGATCCACCTGCGCATCCTCGTTGTTGTTCACCAAGCGTTCCACACCGCCCTGCAGGTGGAACAGGTCGGTGTAGCCCACCTGTTTCCAACCTCTGCCACCCTGGCTTACGGGCGAAGTGTGCCACTTCCGGATGTCCGCCGATGATACCTCACGCCCCTCCGGGGTTGCCGTACAGTGAATTACCAGATACTTCAATTTTGCCATACCATCTTATCCTTTCTGGTTTTGGGTAATGGTAATCTTGGCCGTCTTGCTGCGGTCGGCATTGAGCGTAAGGGTCAGTGTACCGGTTTTCTGACTGCCACTGTTTGCACCGGCCGAAATCTTCACGCCTTTATCCGTCGCTTCCACCTTGAAGCCGGCAGGGGCACTGCCTATCTCATATTCTCCGCTGGCGGTCACGGTCACTTCTTCACTGCCACCGGTTGCCTCAAGGGTCACACTGGCAGGGTCAACTGAAATCTTCTTCTCGCTCGCCTTGAACACGGGGTTGCTTCGCTTGTCCAGCACCACCACTTCTTCACCGAAGGCAATGTTCGTGTCAGCCTTCATCAGCATCTTGAAGAAGTACAGTTCGCTCGCGTTCGAGATCTTGTCAATCTGAATCACGTCTTCATCGTCCTGCAGGTTCACAGCCGCAAACAGGTTGCCGCCGGCATCGGGCGAACAGAGGGTGCACACAATCAGATCATCGGGCCAGGCCGCAAGCGTCTCAATGGTAATGCCCTTGTAGCGACGGGCATTCACATCGGTTTCGCTCGTGTTCTTGGACTCGCGCTGGGTCAGCTCGTCATCATACTTGTCAAAGTCGTTCACGCTCATCAGAATGCGGAGGTCCGGGTTGTTGCGGATGGCCACGGGAATCTTCGCACGCATGGCTTTCAGTCTGCCCAGCATGGTCGATTCTGCGCTGTCCACCACAATCACCTCAGTATCCTTGGCCATCTGGGTCAGGATGCCGTTAAACAAGTGGTCGTCATCATCCCCATATTCACCGTTCACATAGTGGTCACCCAGTTCAAACTGTACCCGCTTGGCCAACTCGGCAAGCAGGGCGTTCTGCGCTTCGGGCGGAAGTTCCGAGAATACCAGGTTGCCCTTCGGCTGCCATTTGCGCCAGATGTTCTCGAACGTGCGGGGGTTAAACACCGTAAAGGCCATGAAGTCCACCGGGTCAAGACTCTTTTCGTCGTAGTTGAAGTTGCCCTTCGAATCCTCCACGCCGGGGTTCTCCTTGCGCTTCTGGAGCATCTTGCCGGTCTTCAGGCGCGGCAGGCTGATTTTCTTCTCCACACCGGGAATCACCATGATCAGCCCCTTTTCCACAATCTCATTGCTCGTAGCGGCAAGCGTCAGCAACTGTTCCAGTACCTCGCCGCTGTAATTCGTGTTTCTTACAATTATTGCCATAGTTCAATCACTTTTTACGTTTGTCCTTAATTTCTCGCATACGCCTGTTCCAGGGGCTTTCTTCACCATTCGGTTCCAGATGCAGGTCTTCCATCACACGGCGCTTTACCGGCAGTTGGGCCAGGGCCTTTTCGCCGTTCTCGCGGTCATTGGCCAAAAGGTTTTCGTAGATGGGGCGGGTAGTCGCATCAATGCGACCGTCCTGCTCGGCTGCGTCAAGCAGCTGCTTGCGGGCGGCAAGGTCTTCGGCTTCAGCCTTGTCTTCGTAGGTCTTCACCTTGGCCTTCAGGTCGGTGTTCTCTTTCGTAAGGATAGGTACCTTGCCTGCCTCTTCCTCCAGTTGGTCCATCAGGCGGAACACATCCGCATCACTCGCGCAGTCCTTGAAGCGCGGGCGTTTCTTTACGTCTTCCAGATTCATGTCTTCTCTGTTTTTTTGTGGCTCAACGAGCCGGTTATTGAATAAAGTATATATCTGCGCCGGTGTACTGTCTGCCGGCACGGGGTCTGCATCATAGATGTCGTCTATGAAACCAAGGTCCAGGGCTTCCTTGGCGGTCAGCCAATGGTCCTCGCCGTCAAAATAGGTCTGTTTCACTTCTTCCTTGCTCATGCCCAGCCGCTCGGCATAGATTTCACTCAAGCTGCCTTCCAGGCTTTCTATCTCTTCCATGCAACGCTGCAGGTCCTGCTTGTTGCCGTAACACCCGCCGCTCACACTGTGCAGCATCAGACGGGCATATTTGCTCATTTCTACGGGCTTGCCGCAAAGGGCTATCACACTGGCCATGCTGGCGGCTATGCCATCCACATAAATGCGGATGTCGGCCTGGCTATGGCGCAGGGCGTTGAATATCGCAATGCCGCTGTACACTTCCCCGCCGTTGCTGTTGATACGCACATGGATGCGTCGGCTCACGCGTTCGGCTTCCATCAGTTCCTGGGCTATGCGCCCGCTTTGCACCTCCGTATAGTCTCCGATGTCCCCGTACAGGAATATCGTACTGGTGCCGTCGTCACTCGTTGTAATATTGAAAAATCTGCTCATCGTCATGTCTTTACCAGCGGTTTCCCCGCCTTTCGATGGTGCGAAAATAGAACATTCCCATGGCACCAAGAAACCGCGTCCGCATCATAACGTTTTCTGGCGTTATCATAACGCTGTAACCCGTCATCATGCGTACGCGCTTTTACAAACCCCGCTTTTTCATGCAATTTTGTAACGTGATTTACAACTAAAAAGGACGATTTATGGCAGATTTGACGAATGCCCAGAAAAAGGAATGGGCAAAAACTTTGTACCTCAAGGAAAACCTCACACAGCAGGAAATCGCCGACCGGGTGGGCGTGTCACGGGTGTCCGTGTCCAACTGGGTACGGGCCGGGAAGTGGGAGGAACAGAAGGTGGGGCTTACGCTCACAAGGCAGGAACAGGTGGCTAACCTCTACCGGCAGGTGGCCGAAATAAACAAGGCCATCGCCGAACGGCCCGAAGGGGAACGGTTCCCCTCATCCAAGGAGGCTGACATCCTCGGGAAACTGTCGGCGGCCATACGCAACATGGAGCAGGAAGTGGGCATTGCCGACATCATCAGTGTCCTCACCGGGCTCATCGACTGGGTACGGGCGGCCGACCTCGAAAAGGCAAAGGAAATTACACGCCTGGCCGATGCGTACATTAAAGACAAATTATAAAGGGATAGACAATGAAACAGACTGACAGACTCGCTCTCCTCGATTGGGAGAAGTACAAAGAAGACATCGCAAGGGCTACACCGGTCGATAGGAACATGACGGCAGCCGAACGGGAAAAACACCGGGAATATCTTGAGAAACATCCCATAGAATGGATCAAGTTCTTTTTTCCGAATTATGTCAAATATGAATTTGCCGACTTCCAGAAAAAGGCTATCCGGCGGATCATTGCACACGATGAATGGTTTGAGGTGCTTTCTTGGAGCCGTGAGCTGGCCAAATCCACCGTCACCATGTTCATCGTCATGAATCTCACGCTTACCGGACGCAAAAAGAATGTGATTCTGACCTCCAACAGCAAGGACAATGCGGTGCGCCTGCTCGATCCCTACCGGGCCAATCTCGAAGCCAACGGACGCATCATGGCATACTACGGCAAACAGGAACTGCCGGGCTCATGGACCGAGGATGAATTCACCACCAAAGGGAAGGTCTCTTTCCGCGCACTGGGTGCCGGACAATCTCCGCGTGGTTCGCGAAACGAGGCCATACGTCCCGACGTACTGCTGGTCGATGACTTTGATACGGACGAGGATACCAAGAACCCGGACATCATCCAGAAGCGCTGGGACTGGTGGGAAAATGCGCTGTATCCCACAAGGTCCATTTCCGAACCTACACTGGTCATCTTCTGCGGAAACATCATCGCCAAGGACTGCTGCGTGGTGAGGGCGGGCGAAATGGCCGACTCCTGGGACATCGTGAACATCCGCGACAAAAACGGTTTTTCCACATGGCCGGAAAAGAACTCGGAAGAGGACATCGACCGCACACTGTCCAAAATATCCAAAAAGGCGGCACAGGGAGAATATTTCAACAACCCGATTTCCGTGGGAGAGGTATTCGAAAACATTGCATACGGCAAGGTTCCGGCACTCTCCAAATTCAAGTTCCTCGTGGTGTATGGCGACCCGGCACCGGGCGAAAGCAAGGGTAAGAAAGGCAAATCCTTCAAGACGGTTTCGCTCTGTGGCAAATTGGGTGGCAGGCTTTACGTCATCAAGACTTTCCTGGCACAGGCGCTCAATGCGGAGTTCATTGACTGGTATGTCCGGATGCTTGAATTTGTCGGGGGCAAGACCAATGTCTATTGCTACATGGAGAACAACAAGCTGCAGGACCCTTTCTTCCAACAGGTGTTCAAACCGCTGGTGGCAAAAGTACGCCGCGAACAGAAGATTGCGCTGTTCATCCGGGGCGACGAGGAGAAGAAGACGGACAAGGCTACGCGCATCGAGGCCAACCTTGAACCGCTCAACCGCGAGGGGAACCTCATCCTCAACGAGGCTGAACGGGACAATCCGCACATGAAGGAACTGGAGGATCAATTCAAGTTGTTCACCCTGACCATGCGCTATCCGGCCGACGGACCGGATGCGGTCGAAGGGGCGAACCGTATCATTGACGAACTGATCAGGCGCATTGAACCGCCCGTATTCCGATCACGGAAGGATGTAAGAAAACGGAATAAGAAAAGATTATGACAACTCTAAAACAATAGGACTATGAGCAAATTTGTTGAACTTACCGATTACGATGCGAGCATCCACCGAGACATCCTCGACGCACTGGTTCGCGAAGACGAAACGGTCATTGAGGTTTGCGAGGACAGGGCCATTGCCGAAATGCGGTGTTATCTGGGCAAACGCTACGACTGCAACAAGATTTTTGCAGCCACCGGCGAGAACCGTAACCAGCTCGTGCTGATGATGGTCATCGACATGGCGGTCTATCACATCTTCTGCATCCACAACCCGCAGAAACTTTCCCAGGTACGCAAGGATCGTTACGAACGGGCGGTGGAATGGATGAAGGCGGTGGCCGACGAGGACATTTCAATCGAAGGGGCTCCGCTGCTGCCCGAGGAACAAAGGGCGGGCAGGTCGGATTTCCGCATTCAAAGCAACCGCAAACGAACGAACCACTGGTAAAAAGCAAGCATCATGAAAAAGAAAAACAGAAAAAACAACAAAGCCGGCATCATCACCGTAGGGGGAAACTTCACGTTGCCGGGACAAAAGAGACCGAATGTGATTGTGCTCACACAGCCCAAACGCTTCGGGCTGGACATTTCCGACTACATGGCAGCCGTAAGGGTGGCCGAGAATGTCGATTTCTCGCGACGTTACAAACTTTATGACCTCTACGAGGACATTCTGATGGATACCCACCTTTCCTGTGTGCTCGAAAAGCGAAAGAATGCCGTGCTGTGCTCCAACATGGAATTCCGGGTGGACGGGAAGCCCGACGATAAAATCAACGAACAGATACAGTCGCCCTGGTTCAACCGGCTGGTGGGTGACATCCTTGATGCGAAATTCTGGGGCTTCTCGCTCTGCCAGTTCTACAAGCTGCAGGAGTGGGTGGATTATGACCTGGTACCACGCAAGCATGTGGATCCGGTCAGGGAACTCATCCTGCGCCACCAGACGGACATTACCGGCCATTCCTGGAATGAATATACCGACCTGCTGTTTGTGGGTTCACCGTCCGATTTGGGGCTGTTGGCCAAGGCTGCACCTTGGGTCATCTACAAACGTAACACTACGGGCGACTGGGCACAGTTCTCCGAGGTATTCGGCATGCCTATCCAGGAATATATCTATGATTCCGACGACGACGAGTCACGCCAGCGGGCCATGGAGGATGCGGCCAATGCCGGAAGTCTGGCGCAGTTCTTCCATGCCAAGGACACGGAACTCAAACTCACGGAAGCCGGAAACAAAACAGGGTCTGCCGATGTCTATGAACGCCTCTGCGAGCGGTGCAACAACGAAATTTCCAAACTGATACTGGGCAATACGCTGACCACCGAATCGTCCGAAAAAGGCACGCAGGCTTTGGGTACGGTTCATAAGAAAGTAGAGGACAAGGTACTGGAGGCCGACCGGAAGTACGTGCTCAACGTGCTGAATTACGACATGACGGACATTCTGCTGCGCATGGGCATCAACACCGAAGGGGGTACGTTCTGTTTCCCCGAACCGAAGGAAACGGATGCCGGTACCAAAATATCCATCCTCACGCAGCTGAAGAAGAACTTCAACATCCCCATCGACGACGACTATCTCTATGAGGAATTCGGTATCGACAAACCGGCCAATTACGAGCAGCTGAAGGCGGAACAAAAGACGGCTGAACAAGCCGACCAGATTCCAAGCCCGAAGAAGGAGCCGGAGCCAGCGAATAAGGGACGGGATGATGAACCGACACCGAAACAGAAAAGAAACTTCCGGAACTGGCTCAAAGGTTTTTTCGTGAAAGCCCCGGCAGACGGGGCAGCTTTAGACTGGTAGTCGACAGACTGTATGCGGCTGATAATGGCAGCATCTCCATGGAGTTTGACTTCTCCGAAGAGGTGCTGCGGCGTGCCTTGCTGAACATATACAGCAGGGACTTTCATCCGGCAACCGAAATCGAAATCAACCTGTTCAATGAAATATGGGCAAAGATGGACAAGGCGGCAAAGGAAGGGTTCAGCAAATCCAAGGCCATTACTCCGGACGAGGATTTCAGAAATGCCATACTCCGGAACAATGCCGTATTCTCGGCATTCAAGGTACATCGTATGCAGAATGACATGGCACGACTTTTATTGGATTCAAACGGCATTTTAAAACCGTTCGACAAATGGGTACAGGAAGTCTTGCCCATTGCTTCCCATCAGGTTCGTCACTGGCTGCGGACGGAGTATGATACGGCGGTCATCCGGGCGCATCAGGCGGCTGACTGGCAACAGTTCCTGCGCGAACGCGATATTCTGCCCAACCTCAAATGGCTACCGTCCACCTCCATTCATCCGGGGGCTGACCACCGCCCGTTCTGGAATACCATCCGGCCGATTGATGACACGTTCTGGAACATCCACCGACCGGGCGACCGGTGGAACTGCAAGTGCGACCTCACTGCCACCGACGAGGAGCCGACACCACTTCCGGACGAAGACGACAAGAACAAGCCCCAGCCCGGACTGGATAACAATCCGGGAACGGACGGCAAACTGTTTTCCGACAATCATCCATATCAGGCAGAAGCCCACAAGGGTGCCCAAAAAGCGGTGGATAAACTTATGGCCCGTATTGACGAGATGATTGCGGAAATGCCGGACTACCTTACCGGGGAGGAAAAAATGGCCATTGCCCGGAACAACCTCGAAATGGAAAAGGCTCTTAAAATCAAAAAAGGAAAACCTATGGATGTGGATAAGGCGGACAAACAGAATGCAAATCCCAAACATGTGGAAGAGTATATTTTGGATTCCAAAGGAATATACCGCGATAAAAGGGGAAACAGATACCGGAAGAACAGCGATTACGATAAAAAACGGGATACTCCATACAGTATCAACTGCCAGACTTGCGCACCGGCATACGCTTTACGATTACGTGGATGGGATATTACCGCCAAAGGCAATGTCGCAGGGTCTAAACTTGAATATCTGAGTAATGGACGTGCTTTTGAAGTCTGGAAAAACACCGACGGTACTCCGGCGCAACATATAAGTATAAACAGCTGGCTTGCGCACAAAGGATACCTGAAAATGACCCCTAAAAGGTACATGGAGTATTTCAATGAGGTATGTAAGGAAGAAGGCGTGTATGAATTGTGCATCGGCTGGAAAAGTGGAGGAGGTCATGCTACAATCCTGCAACGGTTTGCGGATGGTGAACTAAGGTATATCGAACCCCAAAGCGATAATTCTGCCGGTTCAGGAATGGAATGGAAAGACGTAAAATATTTATGTGAAATAGGAGCTGCGACTTCCCACAACTGCAGGGGAGTCCTGAGAATTGACAATAAGCTATTCGATGTCTCCTTCCTCGATATTTTCGATACATGAATCGATAACGTCAAGGGATAACGGACCGGTTATTTCGGTTGCGTCTTTACCGTCATACAGATAGACGAAAGGATAACCGGTACAGGAGTCCCCCGGAAACTTGAACACATAGGCTTCCTGGCCTTCATAAATACCAAGGTATTCGAAGGTGTCACCGTATTGCTCAATAAGTACACGGGCCTCGTTCTTTACTTGTTCCGGTATATTCATAACGCATAAAAGGCATATTGGAAGCCTCGGTTGCAAAGTTATAAATTATTCTTGAATTACTGATGATTATGGACATAAAAGATTTTACGGAAATGATAAAGCGGAAACGTGACAGGCTGGACAGTATGATGCGCCGCAAAATGCCAGTCATGGTAGGACGAATGGCCAAAGACCATTTTCAGGATAACTTCCGGCAGGGTGGATTTGTCAATGGCGGTCTTCACCCTTGGCCCAAAGCCAAACGGCTGTCCTCGGGAGGTTCCGATGCCGCCAGCAATTATGGAACGCTGCTCTCCGGCAGGAAACATCTGTTCAAATCGGTCGGATATACACCTGCAGACTACCGGGTAAGGGTATTCAACGAGGTGGTCTATGCACCCATCAACAACTGGGGCGGGGAAATCGATGTCACCGTCACAGACCGCATGAGGCGCTTTGCATGGGCCAAGTTCTACAAGGCTTCGGGAAAAAGAAAAAAAACCGGCACAGGGCAAAAGAAACGCGTCAAACGACGTTCCAAGCCGAAGGAACTGAATCCGCAGGCACAGTTCTGGAGGAACATGGCGCTTACCCAAAAAAAGAAACTGCACATCCGCATCCCGCAGCGCCAGTTCATGGGCGAAAGCGAAGAATTGAACCGGCGTATCCGGGAAAAGGTGGACCAGGAAATTACCAACATTTTAAACCAATAACGATATGGACGAAATTTTTATCGCAATCATGGAACAGATTGCACAGGAAATGCCGGAACTCTCTCTCATCGACGAGGACTACGGACAATTGGAAATGGGAGCAGAAGAAGACCAGTACCCGGTCACTTTCCCTTGTGTATTAATCGGAAATACAAACTCCGACTGGCACGACCTCGGATACGGGGCACAGAAAAGCGAATCCGCACTGACCGTCCGGCTGGCCATCGATTGTTACGACGATACAAGCTACGCATCCGGCACGTATGACAAGGTGAGGGAAAGGCAGCAGCTGGCCAAGAAATTATACAAGTCGCTGCAGTGTCTGCAATGCACGGACAACGCTTCGCCGCTGGTACGCGAGAAAAGCCGTTCGTATGCCATGCCGCATTACATCAAGGTCTATGAAATGACGTTCTCATTCACACTGCACGATGAATCGGCCATGCCGTCATCTTATGGGGAATAGTTCCAGCTGGGCGGCAGTCAGACGGGGGGCTTTCACCTTGGGAACAGGCTTCAGATTGTAGTCTGTTCCCTCACGTGATTTCCGGCGGATGATGGTCATGATACGTTCCTCGGATATAAAGAATTCGCGCTCCGACAACACTTTTAAAGCATCGTCGAACCGCAACCGCTGTATTTCTGTCCAATAGTAGTAACGACGGCATAGTGCCTCGTCACGCAGCTTGATCAGTTCTTTATCCCGTCCTTTGCCCATACATTTTATTTCTCTTACAAAAATAACTGATTTCCATCTATTTTAAGAACAAAAGCGCCGCAATTATAACAACTGCGGCGCTTTCTGTTTATAGGGTTAACGGGTTTCGGCTACAAACGGCAGAAACTGGGTTCAATGCGGGTCCATACGCCGTTTTCAGGGTTGCGGCGGCTGAAGTAGTAGTTGGTGGCATTGCGCTGCACTACATTAGCTTCCTTGAACAGGCGCATGATGTCTGCATACTCTTCATCGAACTTATCTTCCAGTTCATACAGCTTTGAAATGCTCTTGTAGTCCAGGTCGCCCATCTTGTTGCGCTCCAGCAGGGTCATGGCCATCTGATACATCGGATCATCAGAACCTTTCTCGCTGTTCTGCATGTAGCGCTTCAAATAGTCAATCAGACGGTCGGCTGCCATGTCGGCTCGTTCATCGAAGCCTTTCACCTTGTTGCTTTTCACTTCCAGACGGAAGTCTCCGTCCGTAATGGTATAGCTGCGCTGTTCGTCGCTTTTCACCTGGCCGTATTCCTTCATCACCTTGGTAAAGGCATCGGCTTCTTTTTCCAGCCATCCGCGGAACCCGGTCACGGCATTCACCATCTCAAGAACGTTGGTCTTTACTTCGTGCATAAACTCACCGCGTAATGCCTCGTAAGTTTCACGACGGGCGATGCGGTCTTCTTTCTCTTCTTGCTGCAGCTGGGCCATGAGGGCTGCTCGCTGTTCTTTACTCAGGGACTTGATGTCCACACTTTGATTGTTCTTTTCCATTTTAAATCATTTTAGTTGTTAATCAGCTATTACTTTGTCATCCTTCAGCAGCAAAGCGAATGTCCTGTCTCTTTCTGCTTTGGTTTCAAACTTCTTGTATGTCTTCCAGCCACCGTTTATGCCGGTACACATCTTTATCCTCGGGCCTGGATAATCATCCTTTCGTATTATACAGAACCCCGCTTTTATCAGCTTGTCTTGGTCATCTATCCTCATAATCATCCTGCTTTTCCGGTTCATCGTCTATCAGCATGGCCTCCCCATTGGCATACGCCCAGTCGGCCAGTTCGTTGAAAAACTCCGCTGCATCCTGGTTCTCCATATCGGATGTCGTAAGGGTCACGTCTTTTCTTATGCGCTCAAGCGCTTCATGTGCTTTTTTATCCATATTGCTCTATTTATCGGTTAAACCTCCTTTTCGTTGGATAGCCCGCAGTTTGATGGCCAGTTGTTCCAGCTCGGCTGTACTAACCTGAACAAAGGGCTTGCCGGCTATCCGGGGGTTGTTGCAGAATTCGTTCACCCGGTTCCAGTCGGTGGTGTCTATACCCAACTGTTGCATCAGCTTCAGGCAGACGCTGCGTTTCCGTCGCAGTTCCTCGCGAAGTTTCTGCCGCCATTCGTCTTGTCCGCTCAGTTTCTCCAGAGCAGTACAACAAACTTCATACTCCTTGGCCGTCATTTCCTTCAGACTGTCTGTCCGGTTCCACGTGTACTGCAGCACGATTTGTTTTTTGAATTCCTCCCGATCGCCCTGATAAGGCAGTTTGTTGAACAATGCATAGAACCGGGCGAAATTGGTTACTTCCTGTGCCATATCATCCTTTCACTTTTTTCTCCACTGAAAGAATTGCCAAACTTATCATCATAAGTTTTACAGACTGGCTGTCCTCTTCAAACAAATCAATATCCGCAACCACAGGCTCACCGCTCATGGTGTTCCATATTTGCTCTACCTCTTTCGTCTTCTTTTGATTCATCAAAAAGAGATACGCGTCATACTCGGAACGGTCAAATTCAAATACGACCTGAACTTTCTGTTTTTCTTCCATACATTCACTATTAAAAGGTTATTCAAACAATACTTTAATGCCACACGAACTGGCTACGTCAAGCTCCAGTTTGGCTCCCTTGCTCAGTTCCCAGTCCTTCAGCATGTAGATATAGTCACAAGCCAGCAACAGGGCAATGTCGGCCCGCATGTGGGCTCTCCAATGAGCTTCATCCGGCAATCCGTTCCTGAAAGGGTTTACAGGATCATAGCCTTGTGCCATCAGTTTCTCCTCGGCACGGCTGAAGGCTTCCTTGCGCTCATTCATATCATAGTGCGCGATGGCTCCGCTGATGTACACTTTCCCGGCACCGGTCGCTTCACCACGTTGAAAAGCCTTGTGTCGTTCCCACCGTTCCGGAACCACCACACTGTAGTTGCACGATTGGCAGCAGCAGCCTTCTTCTTTCACCGGGAACGGATTGTATCCGTAGCCCTCATACTCTTTGCCGCAGATGCAGCACACTTTCTTTTCTTCTTTCTTTTCCATCACTTCAAATCTTTAATGTTTATTTGGCAGGACGGATGCCATACCTGAATATTCCGAGCAAACATCACATCCCTGGTTTCTATCACTACGTGTCCCTTTGTCTTGGCCCTGCGCAGACGGAGGTCGCTTTGTATGTTACGTTCTACCCAATCGTCCACCACGGCCTCCGCTTCCTGTTCTTTCAGGAGTATCTGGTACAGCTTATTCTCCCATTCCATCATTCAAATAATCCTCCATATTATCGTCCTTCAATGTTTTGGCAGCACCTTCTTCCCATATCACGTAGGGCTCACCGGGCCGCTCCATAAAGCGGCTTTTGCACCAGGCTTTGAAACAGCTTACCATGATTTTCACATCGGCATCATATTCCACCTTGCGGGCGCTTCTACCTGCCGGATGAAGCCCCTCGGCATGGCTGATGAAGATAAACAGTTTCTTGGGATGACGTTCCTTGAACTCCTTGTAGGTTTTGTAGTTCAAGCCGCTGTATTGGAAGCTGTCGATAATCACGATTCCGGGACTGCCTCTGCGCCGTAACCGTTCCTCCAATTGCTCCATCGGTTCCCGGTCAAGGATAATCAGCTTCTTTTTCACTTCACCCATCTTGTGCCGTTTCAGGCTCATCTGGAACGACAAACCGGTACTTTCTTCCAAACTGTCATAAATTACGCGTCCGAAGCTACACAGGTACTTGGCCAGCTGCATCACAAAGCTGCTCTTACCGTTTCCGCTGGCTCCCCAAATAATCCACACGCCGCTCTTGGCCGGGTTGCCTATCGAGGTTTGCCAGTCCCCGGAAAACTCGAACCGGGGAATCTTCATGTTCAGCACCTCACCGGGACTGTAGGCTCTCTTCAGTTTCACGGTTACCTCCTTTCAATTCTTCAATAAGAGCATCAGCATAGTCCACAGCAAGTCTGGCAACTTGTTTTATAGACATTATACCTGATGAATTGCTTCTTACTACCGGAAGCATGCTTTTGGCAATTTCATATCTGCGCTGTTCCCAGTCTATCTCATTCGCTTTTCTCATCTCGCGATGGATACCGATAACAGCATCCATCGCTTGCATTTCTATCTTGCTTATCATGCCTGCATCCTCCTTAATTTTTCGATTTCGGTATATACGCGCCGCAAGCCGCCTCCGGTGCTATGAACAATCTTGGCAATGTCGGCACCGTCCGGGGCATTGATTTTTGCGACGATGGCAGCCTGTGCCTTCAGAAACTTTTCGCGTTCCTGCGCATCGTCCGGGGTCACCTTGCTGTAGGAGTCACCGTAGCGGCTCAACATTTCGGTATAGCCCACCTTCTTGCCTTCGATGGCGCGGTTGATCTTCTCCTTTAATCCGTCGGCACCCATCATATACCAGGCACAGCAGCGTTCCGTAGCGTTCCAAAGCGCCTTTAACTCCAGGAAGGCTTCATACTGCAGGTCCCCGGCTTCATCCAGGATAACCAGGGGCGTATCAATCGTGCGCAGGTAGGCCACCAGATCCTCATACACGTCGCTATAGCGTCCGTTGCTGGTCACACCGAATTCCTTGGCAATGTAGCGTATCAGCTTCAGTTTGGTCTTCACCTGGCTGCAGTCCACATATACGGCGTGCTTGTGCTGCTTCACGTAAGCTTTCGCTGTAAAGGTCTTGCCGATATTGGGCATATCGCACAGGATGGCACTCAGCCCGCTTCCCTGGCACACTTCCAGCTGCTTGCTCACAAACACGTAGGTCGGGGTCTGTGCTGCCAGCCAAGGTATTTCTGTACGCAGTTGCACGCCTAATCTTCGGGCTATACCTACCCAGTTGGCATCACTGACCTGCTTTTCATAATTGCCCCGCTTGATGGCATTGTAAACGCTGGGGGCTATGCCCAGTGCCGTGGCATGGCGGTTGTCACTGGGATAATTTTCACGGTCGGCGGCTATCGCTGCCACAATACGTTGCTTTACTTCATTTGTTATTTCCATTTGAATGCTGTTTTAAATTCGTTCTAACGTCGTTAATTATATCTTGGCTACTGCATCATGCTCGAAGGCACTGATGTCCATATAGGCTGAGTAATCTTCTTCCTCGGCTTGTGCAGGAAGGGGAACGGCTTCCGCCTGTACCTCTGTTATCAGCTTTGCCTCCTCTTTGGCAAGGATGCCCACACGCTTGATCTTGCCGTCCTTCATCATCTTGTCGAATTGAGCTACATACTTGGACTGTTCGGTATAGGCTGCCTTGTCGTACTCGGTCTGCTCGGCTGTATTCTCATTGTAACGGGCTACGGGCTTGCAGGTGGCGATATATCGTCCGTTCTGGTAGATATATACCTCGTTGATGGTTCCGTCGGCATCGGGCAGATAATAGGCATCTACCTTGTAGTTCCTCGGCTCCAGCTTTTCGATGATTTCCGGGCTGGGCAGTCCGTATTGGTTGTACATCACCGTGCAGTAGGTGTTCTGCCGGATGGTTGTTTCGGTGTGCTGTCCGATGAACCGGTAAAGAACGGCCTTGTCCCAAGGTGCAAGGTTCGGGTTCTGATGGGCGCAAAGCACATCCCAACGGCTCATGCCCGGATAGCGCTTTTGGTTGGGGTGAGGCTGTGCGTTGAAGGTCTCAATGGCGCGTATATCATCGGCTACCAATTCTTCATAACTATAGGTCTTCACCTTGTAGGTGTTGTTCTTTTCGTCATACACCTTTTCTTCCTTCGGGCGGTTGGCCTCCAGCTTGGCATACCATCGGCCGATACCTACCTGCGTGCGTTTCTCCACACCGTATTTCTTTTCGCGGTTCTTGTGCTCGGCACGTTTTTCACGCGAGTTCCCGGGGTTACACCAGCGGATCAGGGGGAAGACGGTACCGGCTTGCATCAATCCGTCGGCAAAGTCGCTTACCAGGTGGTGTTCCACTTCTAACTCGGCGGGGATATACATGCCGTTCCGGTCCAGGGTCTGGAACATGTTTCGCATGCAGTCTAAAAATAACTCGGTAGTCTTGTACCGGTTGTAGGCATATCCCACCACAGCACCGCTCACCACATCGTAGGCATAATAGGCTTTCACTCGGTTGCCATCCTTCATTGGGCGCGGCAGGTCGCGGTCGTCAAGAGAAACCTTACTCAAGGAATATTCACCGATGCTGCGCAGATGATAAGGACGGTAGGCATTGTTGAAATCCCATTGGCTCATGTGCAGCTTACCGCGAAGGGCCTTGTTCTTGGGGTTGTTCAGGTAGTTGGCTACTGTGGCCGGGCTCAATACCAGCGGATTTCCATCCTTGTCGGTAAAGTCTGCCGGATTCAACACCTCGCCGGTTTCGGGGTCATATAGCTCCAGTTCTCCTTGCACAAATAGATTGTACTGTTCCCACACGGTGGTATTGAAGGGCTGCTCCGGTTGGGCATCGATGCTCAGCAGCAGGCGTTCAATGTCATAGGTCACTTTCCGGCGGTTCTGGTTCATGAACTTGCGGCTGATAAGGCTTTCATAGCCGTTGGCCTTGAAGTCATTCACACGCTTCTTGAAGCGGTTGGAACTGACAGGCAAGGTATGTCCGAACTCTGCTTGGTAGTAACTGATGGCTCCTGCCAGTTCGCCCCAGTTCACCGGCCCGGCCTTCATGGCCTTTCGCATAAACGTGGCATCCTCCATGGCACGCATCACTGCCTCAATTACCGAAGCGTTTACCGTATATTCTTGGATGTGTTCCGGTGGCAGTGTATCTCCGTTGTCAAAACGGAACCGGGTGTAAAATTCCCGGGCTTTCGCATCGATGTGGTAATGGCTGCCGAGCCAGTTTCTTATTACGTCTTCTTTCATATCTCCGTATTTTAGTTTTATCCTTTCCTGAAACCGTAGGGGCATGGTGGCTATTTCTACCAAAACGTAACCTCCCAGACCTCTTCCGGATCGAACTACATTGATTTTCTCCTTTGCCGCTAACTTCTTGTAATTGGGTATCGACATGATGGGAGCAAGTTCTTCTTCGGAAAGAGTGGAAGGATGAACTCCTTTCAGCGTGCGGCTTCTGCTGTAGTCTGCCTTTCCGTTCACCATCACCGGTCGGTCATCGTAAGTCAGGTCATTGTAGGATATGCACAATATCTTTCCATAATACTCCATTTCATTTCTATTTATAAGGCAGATGCCATCTGTTGGGTCTCGTGCTGCAGCTGCATGAAATCCGATACAAATTCACATTGGTAGGTTTCAGTCCGTTTTCCGTCCACGTACACATCCACATCATTGGTCTTTCTGTGGACCACGAGTTTTACACGGGGACCGAAAGTGCAGGTCATGGTCTTCTCGCACTCCTCGAAGGTGGTTTCGCAGTTCGGGATGAAGTTCCCGTCAGTCAGTTTGCCGCCTCGCTTCAGGGCAAGAGTGCGTATCCGGCGCGCCTGATCGCTGTCACGGACAAAATTCAGTGCTTGCCACACAGCCTGACGGCTGCATCCGAATGTCTTCATCAAGAAGGTCTTGGTCTCGTTATCTGTCAAAATCTGCTTTCTCATATCGTCATACTTTTTAATCGTTATCGTTCGTTCAAAGGTTTTCAACGGCTTCCGCTATTTCCTAATCACCCGTCAGTATTTCATGAAGGCGTGTCCCTTTCTGCAGTTCTTCGACCAGCACCTGCATCGCTTCCTCACACACACAGCTCACATTCTCTATCACCCGGTAGGCATCCGAGTTGCTTATCTCATCCTCCGTCATGAATTGTCCAGCCAGCTCCATCGCCTGGTCGGCAATATTCTGCGTATGTGCCGTACTGCCTATCATCGTGCGCAACTTCTGTTTGAACAGACTCTCTGCTGTTCTCGGATTGAAATTCTTTGCCATAACTCTAAATTTTAAAAGTTTATATCGTGGGGCGCGGGGAATCGAACCCCGACGGCTTTCTACGCTTTCTTATTTCGATTTACCAACTCTCCGGCCGTGCCTGCCGCCCCTGCCCGTCTTTCCGGGCTGCCAGTTATCCGGCAATCTATTTGCCTTGTTCTTCTATCATCGAAAGGACAACCATCCTGTCTTCATCCCAAAGCGGAAGCCCCAATTCAATGGTCCGTTTCACCACTTCCATCTCACCGACCAGCCCTACCGCTTCTTTGCGGAAATCGGTATCGTCATACGCATGTGCCTTGCCAATCAGAAAATCGGTCAGGTTGTCGATAACTTCCTTTTGACGTTCACATTTCATTTCATAGTTCAGCACTCGCACATGAACATCGCGGATAATCCGGCTGTCCCCATGTTTCTTGAAATCTTTGCAGAACTCATCCTTGTTCATCGAAGTGTTCAGATAAACCGCATGGATGTAATCAAAATCCTCTGCTGTAGGGGTTATCCCCGTCCGTTCCATAAATTCTTGCTGTGTCATAAACTCACTTATTTTATTGTATTATTCTGCATCTTCAATTTTGAAAGAAAAGCACTTATCCGCCAATACTCTTTTTACAAAGTCTAAGTCGTATCTATCAGCTGAAAAGAAAACTGCCTGATAATCTACACTGGGATAAGCCTTGATTGCTGTTGTATCTACCATCTTCTTGACCAGTCCGTAAAGAGCTTCGGCGGTCTCGGCTGTTGCTTGAGCTATAATTACTTTTGCTTTCATTTTCTTTAATCCTTAAAATTCGCTAATCACACGCCTTTTTTGTATATTTGGCGCGCTGTTTACATCTTAAACACGCTGCAAATATATAGAATTATTTCAATACATCAAACTAAATATGGAAGAAAATCAATATAAGGATATGAATTTTATAGAAAGACTTCAATATTTCATGGAGAAAAAGGGCATAAATGACAATCAAATGACTGTTAATGCCGGTCTTTCTGTTGGACTTATTGGGAAAGCAAAGGTGTCTGGCAAAGGCATGAGCTCAATGAATATTGAAAAAATTCTATTAGCCTATCCGGAATTATCTGCCGATTGGTTACTTACTGGTGCAGGAAGCATGTTGAAAGATGATTTGAACGGCATTAAAACAATAGACGAAGCAAATTCTTCGACTCTGCCTACCACATCTATGAACCCATCCATCGGTACACCATACTACGATGTGGACTTTATCGGGGGCTTTGATGAAGTGTTTAATTCACAGGTAAACATACCTGCCACCAACATTGTAATAAGGGGATTCGAAAAAGCCAGCCTTTGGTGCAATGTCACCGGGCACTCCATGGAACCCAAAATAAACCATGGCGACATCATTGCCCTGCACCAATGCACACTCAACGACATCCAATATGGCGAAATCTATGCAGTGGTGTTGGATACCATCCGCACCATTAAAATCCTCCGCAGGTCGCCGGATCCGGACAAGCTGCGCTTCATCCCCATCAACACCAATGACTACGATGAACAGGAATTCGACAAATCACGCATCATCAATGTCTTTGAAGTAATCGGAAGTATCAGCAAGTTCTTCTAAGTGGTACACGCATGCCTCCTACAGAAGGCTAAAAAAGGACGCACGCACACACTTTTGAAGGAATTTACCTGAAGCAAACTCGTAAATACACTGTAAATCAAAGGATTTATTTTATTATAATAAGGTATATCACACAAACAAGTGTCGTTTTTCCTCTCTGAAAACAGAGAAAAACGGCACTTGCTTTCATTTATAACATAGTTTCCTATTTCGGGCGTACCCTCTGAGAACTGAAAAAGTAACCCCTAAAGTAACCCCTAACTTAAAGAAGTAGTAACCCCTAACAGTAACCCCAATAGTAACCCCTAACCAAATAAAACCAACCGTAGGGGCATAAAAAAAGGGAGCCATAAGCTCCCCAATCAGCATTCAAAGAAATAACGCCTACAAGCCTTTCTAACGGCGCTATTATATCGTTCTAACCATTCCCTTACTACCACCCGAGATGAGCGTAGATTGCTTAATTATAGCCTTTTTCGTGCATATTGTGCCGTTACCAGACAGCCCGGCATGAAGCAGGTAATTCTTGGTTGCCCCCACCTGATCTGCCGTCAGAACCGTATAAACAGCCGATATACTGCTGAAATACCAATCTTTCTGCTTCGTCCCGTCTATTTTATGCAGCAAATGCACATGAATCACTTTTGCCATATTCGTTTCTATTATGCTGCAAATATACCAAATAATACTTATTTGGAAGAATTTTAAGGCAACATCTTTAAAAATAGGCACAAAAAAACGGCCACACAGCCGTTCACACCATCATATAACAAAATCCATCAACCCAGCCATAAAACGGCCACACAGCCGAAAATAAAACCCTTCCAGGCCGTTTTAGCCCCATCTGCAAGCCCGATGTAAAGCAATCCCCCGAATATCCGAAGAAAAGCCCCTCAAACGTAAAGCAGATGTAAGCCATGTAAAGAGAAAAACCGCTTCGAAATATTCAGCCCATTTTCCCGATCATGCCTAAACCCTTTGGTTTTCAAAACCTTTCGCCCATTTTTCCCGACCATTGAAAAAACCGCTTCGTTCTATGCCCCATAATGGTTCTCCAATAGACGATAACTGCAAATCATCAAATACACGACTTAACGATTCTGCAATTTTCCCAATAAGTTCTTGTTTAAGAGACTTTACTGTTTTATCTTCATTTGCAGCACTAAAAACACCAGAAAGTGTATGTGAAACCAATCGTTGATAATTTTCGGAAACACTGGCATCTGTGGTCATTAGCGTGTTAAATTTAAAATTATTTTTAGGATCATTCTGCTTTGATAAGGTCTGAGTCGTAAAATCAGGTTCGTTTCTATGTGCCGTACGAAAATAAAAGCATCCTTTAATGTTATCTGCACTATTTAATGCTTCATCGTATGCATTAATTGTTACTCTACCATCATACCATGTTGAGGATTTAACATCTTGGACATCTCCACTTTTAACAAAATAATCCACATCAGAACTGTTCCATGAACGATATCCTTTATACTTATACCAATGATTAAAGGCCTCAAAAATAGATGTTTTTCCACATCCATTTGGTCCCACCAAAACCACTAATTTGACAGATTCTGGTATATCCTTAATCGTTAAATCTGTGAATCTCTTAAACTTATTCAGATGTACTTCTTGTATCTTCATATTCGGTTGATTTTTAATCTTATTTGACCCGTTAATAGCTTTTGCATCATGCCCGATTTTAAGAGGCTATATTTGTCCCGTTTGGCTTCAAGGTCGGCTATCTCCTTATCCATATCGGTCAGAATTGTAGCTATTGCTGTCTGTTCTTCTCTATCTTTGGGTATGGATATTGTCAATTGACTATACTCTGAAATCCAATATCGTTGATGATCTTTAAGCGGAAAATCTATCTGCTGCATCAACTCATATACTAATCGCAAATCGTAATCATTGTTTTTTAGTGAAAGCACCTTCATTGCTGATGACTTCACCTTAAATGGATACGATATATATTTACTATCCGTAGTAAAATCATCGAAAATAATAACAGGCAACTTATTGTATATGCCAAATTGTTCAGTCGTATAACCTAATATCCGAGATTTACCTGCAGTAAGGACAGGAATACCACTATCAACATAGTCAGTTGATACAACTAAATACGGCTGAGGCTGTTCATAATCTAAAATCTCACCTAACTTCTTTTCTACCCATGAGTCGGTAAAGCCTGGAAGGCGTTTTTTGCCGGTTAGGAGTTGTTGCATCGCCCCTTGCTTAATCAGGCGTTTCTTGGCGATTTTCTTATCCAATGCTGCAATCAATCCATCTATATCACTCAGCGCTTCCGCAATAGCCCGCTGCTCAGCAATAGTTTTCGGGAAAACAATCTCAAGAGAATTAAGAAGATTCTTATTTAATCCACCGCGTCCACCATCTCCAGATGAAAGCAATCGTAAATAATCATACTTACTATCTACAACATAATATAAGTATAGCGAATCGTATTTATCATTAGGTAGTATTGCTGCTATTGATTGATTGGTACATAGAGAAATATAATTATATGCAGCTGTCCCTCTCGTTTTCCCCTGTCCCGCTAAACCAATTAACACGCAAAATGGAGGTATCATATGTGTACTTGAATTTAATAATCCTTCAGTAAGTTATTCGACCTTCAACATCAAAAACAAATTTCTTATTTAGTTCTCCAGAACTCATCCACATAATATTTCCACCCCAATACTCCGGTCGTAGAGTACTAGGAGTACCGCCCGTAATAATCGAGGTAAAATCCGATATTCGTTTTACCTCCCAATCATCGGGTATTATTCCCAACTCGGTTTGCTTATATCCTTGTGGTATATCCATTACTTACGTTTTAATAATATTCAATTACCCCGCTTTGTAACCTCGATTCTCATATCAGTATCCCATCTGTTTCAAATGTGCTGCAACTTTTGCCTCTAGGTCGGTTATATCGGCATCAATCTCGGGAAGCGTTTGGGCATAACGCTCTGCAAGAGCCAATACTTTGGAGGTAAGTTGCTGACTGATTCGTTGCATCTCACAGTCAAGACGCAAGGCAAGCGATGTGAACCACTTTTTCTCGATAACCAGGCGCTTGATTTCTGCCTCGGACAAATCGGCATACTTGACTACCAAAGCAGTAAGCAAGTCATACTTACGTTCTTTAATCAGTTTCTTATTGAGTGATATATCGCCTTTTAGATCGAGGTACTTTTGCAGTACGGCAATCTCTTCGGCATCAGTTCTCTTATCGAGTGCCTTAATTCGTTTTTTTACATTGGCATCGGTCATCTTACTATCGGGGAAATTGTCCTCATCAAGATAATTATCCGCTTGTTCCTCGACCAGTTCAGCAAGCTGCGCCTCATTTTGCCCCAGCAACTCTTCAGCAGCAGCGATAACATCCCGCTTTTCTGCAAAATATTCATCAATAACAATTGGTACAGGAAGCAGGTCGCAAACGACATCTTCGGGAGCGACGGCCTTTTTCTCCTTCTTCTTTTCGTCTTTCTTCTTGGAAGCAGGCTGTGGAGTGTACAGTTGCACCGTCCAGCCTCCGGACGAAATCATATAACAATCATCCTGCATCGTTTCGCTCCAGTAATTCATCAGGCAGTCATAGACATCATACGCATCGACAAGCGACTTATCAACCCTGAAAATCTCTAACAATGAGTTGCTCAGTTGCTCAATAAGTTTCTTGGGTGCAAATCCGGATACGAGGGAGTAAAGTTGTTTGCGATGACAATTACACCACTCCGTAAAACTACTCTGAAAAGCATCGCTCTGCTTACGGAAATCAATATTCTCGGCAACGGCATCACGTACCGCATCCGGGTTACACTCCAGAGAATAGTAACCTTTACGTGTAGGATGGTCGCAAAAGAGATCATTACAAAGTGACGGGCACACTTCCCAATAGGCCTCAAGTTGATCTATATCGTGTTTGGGTAGACCTCCATGAAGGTGTGCATCGATATCTTGCAGAATCTCAGTGTCGGGAGCAGATACATAACGAGGAATATTGAGATTGTAATCGTTACGCTCAATCTCCTCCATAGGCACAAAGCGCGCATAATGAGGTACATCGCGCTGTGTTTGCCAAACATCGACAATGCGGCGAATATCCTGTTCCCGCAGACGATTCTTTGCTCCGTCTTTAATATATCCATTCTTAGCATCGATCATAAACACCCCTTTACGACCTGCTGCTTCCGACTTCTCAATGATAATGATACAAGCCGGAATACCTGTACCATAAAAGAGATTAGCTGGTAGTCCTATGATTCCCTTAATGTATCGTTTCTCTGCAACGAGATATTTACGAATCTGAGCCTCTGCATTACCTCTAAATAGAACGCCATGAGGCAAAATGCAAGCTGCACAACCGGTCTGTTTCAGAGAGCGCACAATATGGAGTAGAAAAGCATAATCACCATTCTTTTCCGGAGGAACTCCGATTTTAATACCCTCTCCCCAACGATGGTATACATCCTCAGTCTTTGCACTTTTCAACCAAGACTTTGTAGAAAACGGTGGATTTGCGACAATGTAGTCAAATGTCTTGAGTTGGTCGTCATCTTTGAACTGAGGGTCATTAATCGTGTCTCCCTGCTTGATGTCAGCATAGATCTCATTATGGAGAATCATATTCATTTTTGCCAAGCCAACGGTTGCATTGTCTTTCTCCTGACCATAGATGGTCGCTCCATCTGGAGTCTCACATATAGCACGCAGAAGCAGAGACCCCGAGCCACAAGTAGGGTCATAGATAGTTGTCTTTTTCCCATTTCTGGCATTGCCCAATCCGATGACTTTGGCCATCACACGACTGACCTCTGCCGGTGTGTAGAATTGACCCTTACTTTTACCGCTCTCGGTGGCGAAATTTTTCATTAAATACTCGTAAGCATCTCCTATAAGATCGTCATCGGCAGCTCTGTTTTTGCTAAAATCGAGGTTCTCATTCTGGAAAACTGCAATGAGTTTACTGAGAGTTTCAACCTTATCCTTTCCCTTACCGAGCTTGGCATCGTCTTCAAAGTCGGCAACAAAAACGCCATCAAGTTGATTAGCCTCGGCAAGTGCTGCCATCTTTTTATTCATCTCCTCCCCAATATTCGGATTGCCTTTGAGGGCAACAAAATCCTCAAAGTAACAGCCGCCAGGAATATCAATATCAAACCCTTCGTCACTGCGACTCTTATCGCTGATGTACTTAACGAAAAGAATTACCAACACATAATCCTTGTATTGGCTTGCATCCATACCGCCACGAAGCTCGTCGCAGCATTTCCACAATGTACTATATAGTTCTGACTTTTTTACTGCCATAATGATTTATCTTGTTTATAATAAATTCATTTAGTTTTTTCATTTATTATTCCGCTATAATAGCCAAATCAATCATCTAATTCTCTTGCGACTTCCGGGAAGTTGTCCTTTATGGTTCCCTGAATGCCTCCATGTATCGAATATTGTTTGATTTGAGTAACTTGCGTTTTTGAAGATTCATGCTCATCTTTGGAATATAGTATAGGAATTGGCTCAGACTGATAGCAATTTTGATTGTCTGTAGCCATATACCGTATCTCGTATGCTTCCTCAAAAGGCGTAATAAGATATATTCTTATCGATGCGCCAAAAGCATATAGCGATTGACGACTTAATTCGCCTGGTAAAATACATTTTGTCTCCCCTTGCCGTACTTGAATATATTCACTTTTAGGTTTCAATTTTATATCCAAATGTGTTCGAGGTTCATATATTATAATCCGGTACACTTCTACCGGATATGAGTTATTTTTAACCTGAATCTTCAGTCCCCACATCAAATCATCCTTCAAACTTATCTGAATTTTCGGATATATATTGCTTCCAGCTTGAATACGTTCCAATTGATAATGACGAGAAAACATCTCTGCCATTTGCGACAGGCTGTCAATCTGCTTCTGTGTCCCTTTCTGATTTATGAGAACAAGAACAAAAGTTGCAGCTGTAGCCAAGGCACCTAAAGCCATTATACAATCAACAATTATTTCGAATGACATATTAGATATAAAACTAATTAATTACACAACAATGATTCAAAACCCTTGCCTCCTTAACCACTCGCCCATAAAGCGGTCATATATCATGTAACCGCCAGAAGTCTGATAAACCTGTTCGTTTCCCAGCAGTTTCTTCAATGCTGCACTCACGCTACTTGCAGCACGAAGCCTGTAGGCGCTGATAAAATCCCCGGCCAAAACTTCCTTGACACAGCCCTCCTTGGCGATTGCTTTCAACAGTCGCACCTGACCGGAAGAATATGCTTTCAGCATGTCTGCATAAGTGTAGCTGTACTCGGATAAAATCTGATCTATGGCGTATGCAACCAGTTTCATATCCACATCGCGGTCGTATCCATAGAGGCGATTAAGAAGACACTGCACATACCAGGTATGTCCTTCGTACTTTTCATAAATCGAATTGAAAATATCCTGAGACAGTTCCAGATTATGTAAAGAAAAATGCCCTGTAGCAAAATTTGCGTATTCATCCTGTTGTATCGGTCCGATTGTGAGAGGTTGCGTACTTTGATAAAACGGCCTTTTCGATGAAGTGAACATCTCTTGCATCATATGCTGCTTGCTGCCGGCAAAGATGAAGTTCACATTGGACAGGAACTGAATATAGGAACGCAACAAAGCCTCGACTCCTTTCTCCGGATATTCTGTAATCTGCTGGAACTCATCAATGGCGACATAGCACCGTTTCTCCGATGAACCCAAATACTCGAATATCTCTTTCAAAGTATTTTCTTCCTCTGCCGGAGCCACATCTATCGTCACCTTAGGAACACCTGTCAATTCATCAAAAGTAAAGACAGGACGGCAACTTCGGACAAATTGACGTATCCGACTCAAAGCCTTTTGCGGAACGGAGTCCAACTGCCCTAATACCGTACTGGCAAACAATCTTACAAAATCTCCTAATGACTGGGTTGAGTATGTATCCAAATAGAAAGTGACAATATCAGGCTGTTCCTCTTTCAAACGATAAAAAGCATGACGGACCAGTCCTGTCTTACCCATACGGCGTGGTGCTATCAATGCCACATTGCGCCCATTGTGGAGCGCATCAAGAATAGTTCCTGTCTCCTGCTCTCTGTCGCAAAAGAATTCAGGACTGTAATATCCCGAAATGAGGAAAGGATTATTAGGCTTCATATTATTCCAATTATTTCCATTATTTCGTTACAAGTTTATCGTAATGCAAATGTCGCGATAAAAAATAAGATGGCAAAATAATCTGATTAAAAAGTAAAACATACTCATTCGTCCGATTTCTCAAATCCTTCCGAGGCATTTGCCACTAACGCCTTTCCTATTTCCAACTGCAAAAATTTAGGCAACCGAAGCAGCTTTGTCATAAGTTGACTGTAAGTGAACTCAACTCTAGTATCCAGTATCGGTTCTTCTTCAATGTCCATATCAATCCTTTCTACAGACTCGGATCCTTCGATAAAATCGGAACAGTCTGGATTCTCAGGCCAATTTTCTATCGTACCGTCACTATTGATCCTCAAACGGATATAGTCTCCACAGTCATCCGAATCCGGAACCAGACCGTTTGGCACATAACCGGCTATCTTGCATATCACCTTTTTATCTTTATCGAGCAGGAAATATGTTCCGCTGTCGCATATCTTGGCCTGCAGGTACAGATCCCCATATTCAGGCTTCCAATTCAGCAGTTTATGTGTTTTCAAATCGATTATTCCCGACCACATACCCTTAGCAACTAGCGGATATTTGTTCTCATAAAGTTCCCCCATCCATGCATCCGTATAGCTGCACATTTCCTCGTTATATGGGAAATATATCATAAGATAATGCGCAATCTCACTCAATTCCCGCTCCGTAATGCCTATCAAAATCTGTTTTGCCATAATCAGTAATATTAATAGTAACTATTCAAACTTCATCATATCCGCCAACTGGACAAAATAATCGTTTGACCAGATGTCGAGTTCCTTGGGGTTCCTGACAAACGGAAGGACATCGTTCTTTACTTGATTGATATTAGTCGAAGCCAATCTGTCTTTCAATTGAGCCATGAACGCTGCCTGCCCGATTTCTTCATTGTTAAACTGGCGGATACGCTCTGCGAGATGGGCAAAATCAAGAGGAACATTGTGGCGGACATACCATTCAAAATCATACCAGTCACGACCTTTCACCCTGTTTTTCCAACCCCTATACACCAATGCGTGCATCTTCCCGGCAAACAAATCCGGTAAAGTGAAACAGCGTGTCATGAAGGAGTGAGGCTGTAGAAGCAGCTTTTGCTCAGTCCTGAAATTCAACGGTGGCTGGGTATCAACTTCAATTTTGATTTTTATGGATTTATCGGTCTGGAAAGACAGGTCATATACATCCGTATTGTCTTTCAGGAAAGCGGATTCCACCTTACCAAAACTCTTTTTGTCTTTCTTTTTAATCTCCACCTCACGACCGACAATGGCAAATTCATCTATTATCGGCTGGAAGTATTTCGTGAAATCGAACTTGTCATCGGGAGCCAGGAGGGAAAAATCCATATCCTCGCTGAAGCGTTGGAGACCATGAAAAATTCTGAGGCAGGTACCGCCATAGAAAGCGGCCACATCGAAGAAACCGCCATTGTAGAGCCCGGCAAGTATCACCTGCTGGTTTACTTCAAATATGGCATTACACCTTTCTTGTTCTGTTGTCACACTATATGCAGAGAGCATATTGTCATAAATCTCATTCTTCATTTCTTCAGCAATTTAAGTAAAGTACGGATTGAATCGGCCTTTTTGCCGACCTTGATATATTCCTCAAACAACCGGGCATCCATCTGCAAAAAATCCTCTCGTTCCATCCGGATATCCTCTTCCAGATAAATTTCGGCATCTTTCAGATAACGCAAATTCACTTTTGAAGAATTGGCAATCAGATCACACAGAGCCTTTTCAGGTGTAGCCATCACAAACGCGTAGCCATCTTTCTTGATGCTTGTCAGCCCAACAGAGAATGCGGCCTTCGAGATATGCGTATATTCAAACCGTCCAAATGGCGTGTCAAAGTTCTTGGCATACTTCAAAGTCATGGACTGTTTGGTGTAAACCTCTTCCGGTATCAGCCCATAATAGCGCAGAGCCGATGACATGGAAACATACGAAGGGGCATACAGATGATTGGCTATCAATTCTGTCGAAAGGGTTTTCCCCGTTATTTCCGGACTACACACATAAAGTCCCTTCTTGAGACGTATTATCTGTTTGTCACGCTCAAGCAACCTGAGTTTCTGGCTTCCGCCCCTGATATGAGGGAACAGGGACTCCAAAACGGAAGCAGTAACAGGGATATTTCCTAATTGTTGCAATGGATTGTTCATGGCACAAAGGTAGCAATTATTTTAATATCAAAGTATATTAAATATATTTTTCTGCTCAGAATATTACTATGTGTGCAGCCATGATTTTTAGTGGCGCGAGATATGGGCAGAATCTTGCAGATATGGGTTCCGCATATACCTTCCTTGAAGTATAGATCCATCGCTTTCCCATGATAAAGCTCCCGTTTGAGTGAATGTTTGATTCGCATTTGTTTTTTTGATTTTGCGAGTCAACTTTTTTCAGGGAATGACACATACTATTTTTGCAGTGCTTATATTTTCTTGTGATTTATATCGGGAAGTAACCTAACTATCATATAGTTACAATTACAAACAATCTAAAATACTGACTAAAAACGACTTAAATATGGCAAAATAATAGTTTTAGGAAAGGTATTTTCTTTTGTTATGCCTATTTTTCAATATTTTTGTCCCCCGTTTGTCCCCCAAGCCACATACGGGGGGACAAATTTACGCCCCTCTATGTAATTTGGGAACTTTTCACTATAAAATCTATCTAAATCATAGATAATTATTGCTTTATACAGATACCCTCAATCTTTTAGTTTCTAAAATATCAAATACTATAACCACTGATAAACAAATACATACATATAAAAAATACGGAATTGGAGTAAGCGTCTCCGCGATTCTATCTTGTCGCCCATTTTTCATTCTTATATTTTTGCCATGTATAAAAATGAATCATTATGGATTTAGCAGAAAATCGATTTGGAAAAACTTGGAAACATTTCCTTGAAGTATTGAAAGTAGACTACAATTGTTCTTTAGCCGATGTTTGCCGCGATCAGCATACCACTTTTGGAAGTATGAGTTCCTGGATGTCCAGACGGGGTTATAGCGTTAAACAAGCCAAGGCAGATGTGGTCCGTGATTATTATGGCGGCGTTGAACCCTCCCGACCGACAACTTCCTCTCCTTCGTTCACTCAAATAGCCCCCGCCATGTTGTCGGAAGAAGAGTTTAGTCTTTCCGGGATCACAATCACCTTTAACAGTGGAACGACCATTTCGGTCAAACGGGCCACTCCCGGAGGTATTATTAAAATGTTACGCGATTACGAAAGAAAGGAGGGAGATCCATGTATTCTCTAACATCAGCCAATCGCTACTATCTGTACCAGGGCTTTGTCCGTATGAACCTTGGCATTGACGGTTTATTCAAAATCATACGCTCTCAAATGAAGGAGTTGTCCCCATTTCCGGAGATGTATTTTTATTCTTTGGCAAAAACCGGCAGAGTGTAAAAATACTGCGTTGGGATGGTGATGGCTTTCTCCTGTACTACAAGCGTCTGGAAGGTGGAAGTTTTGAGTTGCCGACATTTAACCCCCATATAGGCAATTATGAGATCTCTTATCAGATTTTGTCTTTTATCTTAAATGGAGTGTCATTGAAGTCAGTACGGTTGCGAAAATGTTTTATGATTTAATGTAATATACTGTATATTAGCTATTTGATTTCTTCAAAAAGGCGAATCTCTTAGCAAGCAACAGCGTCTTACTAAGGGGATCGCCAAACTTGTATCAAACACATCCGAACAGCAACAACCCCCTCAACCTGCATTGCCGGAGGAAGAGCGGCAGAAGAGAGAAGCGAAGCAGATAAGCGTAAAGCCAGAAAGAACAATGGGGCCAAACGTGGCATGCATTATGAGATGGAGCAGGAGGAACATGACGTTTATCCCGACGATCCTGATTTTGACATCAATAACGCCCGGCTGGTTACCATCGCTACCTGAATATGTGTCCGCTATGAATGTGTACCCATGCGCTTCATCAAGCACGTCTACAAGATACACACCTATGCGCAAGACGGTCGTCTCTTTGAGGAAAAAACAATCGTTTTTTTGTAATCGGTTGGTAGATAAGACTTAAAGAGTTGAAAGTTCGGTAGCCGGTAGCGATTTGGTAGCTGTGCGGGTTTCGCTGCATTGCTTCGCTTTGCTCTTGGAACTGATGCAAATATAGGGATTTTGACCGAAAAAGGGAAATGTTTCGGGGGATTTTTTATTTTTCGGAATCACCGGATTACAGGAAAAGCATAAAAGCAGGAGGCGGTGCAAGAAACGAGGTTGCACCCGTGGTTTTACAAGAAGTATAAAGTATTGATTTTCAGTGTGTATTTCTGTGGTGCAAGAAGGTGTGTCGTAATGCACGATGCACCTCTTTTTTGTTCATCACTATACAAAT